ATGGAAATATAATTATAAAAACAATTTACCTTTTATCATTTATGGTGATGGATCTAAACGCCGTGACTTTACTCATGTTGATGATGTATGTGATGCAATAATTAAAATTATAATAAATCACAAATACGGATTTGAATTTGAATTAGGCAGAGGTGAGAATTATAGCGTATCTGAAGTAGTAGATATGTTTCAATACAATAATATAATATACAAACCAGATTTGGTTGGAGAAGCACCAACTACTCTGGCAGAAAATAATGAAACAAAAACCATTTTAAATTGGAATCCAAAAAATAATTTATCAGTATATATAAAAAGCATTAAATAATTTATGAAACAATTTTGTAATCTAATCTATAATACAAATCCAACTATTTTTCATGCTCATGGAATACCACAAAAATCCCCTTTGTGGCAAAGAATTAAAGATTTATGTAACAACGATGTTTTTATACCTCATAATCTACAAATAGTCACATTTAATAATGGATCATCACACTGCAATAAAGATGTCGGGAGTTTAGAGAACTCAATTCAAAATAGATGCACAGTTATGGGAGCCGATATAAAAAAATGGAATAATATTCACAAAATATCACTAATAATAGATTACTTAAAGTCGAATCAGACCGATTATGTTCTCAGTATGGATTCCTCAGATGTTGTTGTTTTTTGTTTGGGCGAAATTATAGAAAAGTTTTTATTGAAAAATTGTGATATTCTGTTTAATGCCGAAATAAATTGTTGGCCTAAAGATTATAGCGATGAAAAAAAATGGTTTCGTGAACCCTTTTGTTATTTAAATGCTGGAGCGTGTATCGGCAAAAAAGAATCAATGCTTAAATTTTATAGCGAGTGCCTATCTTTTGTAAAGGTCGAAGATTACTCTGAACAAAAAATTGTTAAACAAAATTTTTATAAATGGTACCCTAAAATTTTAATTGACGATAATTGTAGTATTTTTCAAACACTTAACGGAACAACCGAAGACATATTACATATCCCATGATAAATACAGTTTTAGCATCATATTTCTGTTCAACGCCTGATCCTTTATTGCTTAATGATTATAGAAAACATGTTGTTAGAGATGATCAAAGGATAGATTTTTGGAAAAATGATTATACTCTAATACTTCCACTAATTGATAGTGTTCTAAAAAATGGATCTAATATTGTTGTATTCCATGATTGTTTTGATAATATTCCGAATATAGATGGTTGTTTATGGGTAAGAATTGAAAACAATGAAGAATATACTCCAACAACATATAGATGGTTTGTTTATTATAAGTATTTAAAAAAACATAAATTTTCAAATTTATTTATGGTTGATAGTACCGACGTGCTTATGTTAAAAAACTATGATATAAAAAATAATACTTTATATTGTGGTAGTGAATATAAAGACAAACTTTTATCTACTTATATGAAAAAAAAATTTAAATATATAACCATATCAGATTTTGATGAAGTATTAAATCAATATAGAGATCATACTTTACTAAATGCAGGTATAGTTGGTGGAGACTATAACATATGTATTAGATTATTAGAACAATTAACACAATATCATTCTCAAGTTTCAAAAAATATAGAAATATCTTTAGATATGCCAATTTTTAATTATGTATTATTTAAATATTTTAAAGATAATATTGACTATGGTATTCATATAAATACTAGATTTCATAAAAATGAGTATAATGATATTTCGATTTGGAAACATAAGTAAGAACGCTTAAAGAAAAACTACGCATGTGTCGATACTTGACAATAGGATTGGCGTATGGTAGAATACGCTAAACACAGGAGACTATTTGGATGATTCACGATTTTAATTATGTTTGGTATATGGTTCGTGATCTTAGGGCGACTAGCAGCACTATTGATAAGCAAGGGATTATTGAGGATTATTGTAATCATAATTCTGAGGCTGCAAGTTTTGCTAAGAAAATTCTACTCTATACCTACCATCCTCTTTGGCAATATAATGTCACAAGTGATAATCTCAAGAAGAAAAACTCTTTGAGGGGAAAGTCTTATAAGAATTTCTTTGGTCTGCTAGATGACCTAAAGAGTCGCAAAATTACTGGTCACGATGCTATCGGAGCAGTCCATACTTTTATTGATAGTCAGTCAAATAAAAACAACATTGAAGAACTCATTCATTGTATTATTGATAAGGACTTGAAAACCCGTGCTGGCGATAAGATTATCAACAAGGCTATTCCTGACCATATTCCAGAGTTTAGTGTTGCTCTGGCAGATAAGTATGAACCTAAACTGGTAAGTTGGAAGGACGGTTGGTATGTTAGTCGTAAAATCGACGGGGCCAGATGTATCGCTATTGTTGATGAAAATGGCGATGCTTCTTTCTTCTCACGAACCGGAAAATCTTTTGATACCCTTGATATTGTTGCTGGTGGAATCAAGGCATTGGGAATTACTAATGTTGTATTTGATGGTGAACTTTGTTTGGTTGACGAGGATGGTAATGAGGATTTTCAGGGAGTTATGAAGCAACTGAAAAAGAAGGATCACACTATTCCTAATCCGTCATACAAGATTTTTGATATGATTACGCACGATGAATTTTATAGCAAGAAGGGTGAAAAGAATCGTCCCTATTCTATTCGTTACAATAATCTGCGAGAAGTTATGAGAGATAATACTTGTACTTGTCTTAGTGTATTGGCACAATGTAAAATTGAAAACGATGATGATTTTCTGCAATGGACAGACTATGCTACTGATTACAAATGGGAAGGAGTCATGCTTCGTGCTGACGAACCGTATAAAGGCAAACGAAGCAAAGACCTACTCAAAGTTAAGAAATTTTTTGATGATGAATATGAGGTAGTTGATACTGAGATGGGGCCATTTCGTTATGTTAAAGATGGTGCAGAGCATGAGGAGACTATGCTTTCTTGTGTTATGATTAACCATAAGGATTATACTGTACGAGTTGGTAGCGGTTTTAGTATTGAGCAGCGTCAGGAGTTCTATAAGAATCCTAAGAAGATTCTTGGTAAGCAAATAACCGTACAGTATTTTGAAGAGACTAAGAACCAAGATGGAGGATTAAGTCTTCGTTTCCCAACTTTTAAAGTTTTACACGGGTCTGCTAGAACGATTTAAAGAATCGTGCTTGACAAGACGATAACGCTAGTGTAGAATGTTAGCATAACGCTTGAAACACTTTTGGAGAAACCCATGATCGTTGAGAACTCTGTTATTCCTGTTCAAGATATTGCTATGGATACTAGCAAGGCTGACGATTTTTTTAAGAACTTTCCCAAAGATAAGGTAGTTAGTTATAAGGAATATTGGGAAAGTATTCGACCAAATAGTGATGATGAAATTTTTCGTAGATATCTTTTTGCCTACATGAGCGTCCATACTACTTGGAAATCTAATGTTGCCGGATATAACGCTATTAAGAATTTTAGTGAATGGCTAGATGATAAAGAACTTTTAAGAGAAAAGATCAAGAATAGTGGATGTGGACTTTACAATAACCGCACAAAGTTCATTTGGGGTTTTAAGGATAAATTCTGGGCAAATCCCAAAGAGTTTTATCTTACAACTAAGAAGTACCATGTTAAGAAAAGAGATCAGATTGTCAATAATATTTCTGGACTCGGAACTGCTAAGGTTTCTTTCGCTCTTGAACAATCTCATCCTAATGAATGTAGAGTCTTTTGTGGTGATACTCATATGCTTGAACTTTATGGCATGAAAACATTGACATACCAATCCAAAAAGGGTCTTGATCTATATAAAAAAATGGAAAGACACTGGAGTGTTAATTGTGGTAAAATTGGCGTCCCAGCATACATTGCACGATCTATTTTTTGGGACGCAAAACAGAATAAGACAGATTCTCGTTATTGGTCATATGTTTTTGAAAATTGATTCTAGTTTTGGTGTATACAATAAGCGAAGAGAGATATATACCATGAAAAAACAATGTGTAAAATGTAATAAAAAACAAGAATTAATAAATTTTCATAATCAAACGGCATCAAAAGATGGTAAATCACCATATTGTAAAACTTGTCATAAAGAATACAATTCTATAAGAAGACAAAAGAATAAAAAGAAAATAAAAAAACAACAACAAGAATACAGATCTAAACATAAAGAAAATTTAAATGCAAGTAGAAAAAAATGGGGACAAGAGAATCCAGATAAAGTTGCTATAAATGCTAAAAAATATAGAGAAAAATATCGAGATAAAATTAATAAATACAGGCAACAAAAAAGAAAAAACAATGTTAATTTTAGACTAAGAACTATTATTAGTAATCGTATTAGAATGGCTTTGTCTAGAGGTTCAAAAAATAGTACCTCTTATAACTTAACAGGTTGCTCTTGGGAACATTTGAAACTATATTTAGAGAGGTTATTTGCAGATGGTATGACTTGGGATAATTATGGACAATGGCATATAGATCATATAAAACCTTGTTGCTCTTTTGACTTAACCGATATAGAACAACAAAAGTTATGTTTTCATTATAGTAACTTACAGCCATTGTGGGCTATTGATAATTTAAAAAAGTCTGGTAAATTAATATGAGCCAAAATGGAAAAGGAAGTAAACCAAGGCCAAAAAGTGTAACTTATAAAGTATGGGATCAAAACTGGCAAAAAATATTTAGGAAAAAAAATGACTCTAAGAGAAATAGTAAAAAAACATAATACTGATAAAAATACAGACCATTGTTATATAGATTACGTTTATGAAGATTTATTTCTTAAACTAAAGGATTCAGCCACAGCAATATTAGAAATTGGTATATATTACGGAGGAAGTATTTTGCTATGGCAGGAATACTTTTCTACGGCATCTGTTCATGGAGTAGACATATCTAATATAGATCTATCTTCACATTCTCTAAATGATAGGATAAAAACCTTTTGTGACGACGCCTACTCTGAAAAATTCATCTATTCTATAGAAGATAAATTTTACGATGTAATTATAGATGACGGTCCTCATACTTTAGAGAGTATGAGAGTTTTTGTTTCTAAATATCTCAGCAAAGTAAAAGACAATGGATATCTCATATTGGAAGATATACAAGATATTTCTTGGGTAGAAGATATAAAAAATCATATAGATAAATCCATACCAAGTGATACTACATTATATGATTTAAGATCAATTAAGGGTCGATGGGATGATATTGTTCTAGTAATACAAAGATCTTCATGATAACAAAATTTGATACTAATAAGATTATATTCTTGCTGTGTAATTGCACTAGTGAAGTTTTAACACTTAATTACTACGAAAAAGAGCAATTAGCTGAGTTATCTATATATAGTTACTATAATAGCCATATAAATAAATTGTCATTGACAAAAAAATTAAAAATTATATGGGATTTATTGTGGAATAATAAGACTTATGAAGATCAGATGGTCTTAGACAAGTCTAATCTTCGTGATCTAAAAGATTTTATACAAGATATACTTTAGTGTATGATATATAGTCTCTAAAATAGTTACTATATGGAGAAATATCATGAAAGTATCGCCATATATCGCTGATGAGTTGGCAAATAAAGTATACCATCTTCACCAAGCACTAGAACAGTCTAAAAAAATTATTTCTATTCTTGAGTTAGAGAATCAAAATTTAAAAGATCTTCTTTCTAATATGTATCCAGAGAATACGAAATATGATATAGAATTATTAGAAGGTATTGAAAAAATATAAAACCTAAATACAAAAAGGCTTAACTATGTTTAAAAAAAGCAAAAATGATAGGGTTCTTTTTGGAGTCTGTGGCGGAATAGCAAAAACTCTTGGTATAGATTCTCCATTAATAAGAATTGTTTTTATTTTAGGAACTATATTTACTGGAAGTTTATTGTTCTGGATTTATCTTCTACTTGGAATAGTTCTACCTATTGACGAATAATGATTTATTTTATTTCTGATACCCACTTTGGACACAAGAATATTGTGGGGTATTGCAAAAGACCATTCACTGATACTCACGAAATGAATAAGACCATTATTGATAATATCAATAGTGTTGTTAAGCCAAGTGATACATTATACTTTCTTGGAGATTTTTGTCATAGAGGTGGTGATCCTAAGAAATACCGAAAACAAATAATTTGTGAAGATATTCATTTGATTCTTGGCAACCACGACAACGAAGATAAATTTAGTGAAAAAGATTTTTCTTCCATAGGACTAATGAAAGAAATAATTCATTGTAATCAAAAGATTATTCTATTTCACTATCCTATGAGAGCATGGAACAAAAGTTATCGTAAAAGTTGGATGCTGTATGGTCATGTTCATGGCAGACTTCACAATGAGGATGAATCATTAGGACGCTTTACGCTTGATGTGGGGGTCGATAATAAAAGGGATGGGGTTGGATTTGGCACTCCGTACAGTTTTAAAGAGATTCAGAAACTATTTGGCGACAGAGAGAAAAAATTCAAGGTCGCCCAGTTGACAAGCCGATAAGAGATGTTAGAATGAAGGAGTCAAGCGAGAGTATCAGTCATGCGACTGACTCGCAAGACAAGACTTGGAAATGATTTGGAGGTTGATTATGGCTGAAGTTACTACGGTTGATAAGCAGACTCGCGTTCGTTGTTCTGATGAACAGTTTCTTGAGGCAGTTTTTTCCAGCAAGACGTATGCTGAAATTGCCACTAAGACTGGTCAGAAGGTTGCTAGTACGATGGCTCGTTATGCCCGTACAAAGTCCGCTCTGACCAAGAAGGGTATTGAACTGCCCGCTATGGAACGTGCGAAGCCAACCAAGACGGTTGACAACGTAGAGGCTATGGCAGAGGTTGTTCGTCGCCTCAAGGCTCATGCTAACGGTTGATTAAAACCAAACTGTGATCGGCTACAACGGTTTAAATG